GATTCATTTACTACTAACCCAGCATTTAGTCCAACACAGTTTGTGCCAACAGTAGTTGATACACTTATTGGATCACGCCCAGCAGTAGACGCAATCGGTTCACGTGCGCTACCAGCTGCAGGTATGACAATTTCAGTACCTAAGATCACTACTTCAGGTACAGTTGCAGAAACAGCAGAAGCAGTAGCACCTTCAGAGACAGGTATCGTATCTTCATACGTAAACCTAACTGTTAAAAAGTATGCTGGACTACAACGCTACAGCTTAGAAATTCTAGAAAGATCTTCACCAGAATTCTTTGCAGCCATGATTGACAACATGACACGTGCGTATAACAAAGCAACAGATGCAGCAGTTATTGCAGCATTAACAGCAGGCGGCACACAAGCTACAGCAGTAGCAGCAGATTCAGCAGGAATTATTTCCTACGTATCAAAAGAAGCACCAGCTGCATACCTTGCAACAGGTGAGCTAGCAACACGTTACATTGCTGGTACTTCACAGTGGTCATTACTATTAGGCGCAACAGATACAACCGGTCGCCCAATTTACAATGCTGCTAACCCAATGAACAACGCAGGAGTATCTGCACCAACATCACTACGTGGTAACGTACTTGGCTTAGATCTATACGTAGATCCAAACGCAGTATCTACAACTATTGATGAGTCTGCATTTATTGTTGTACCATCTTCAGTATCAATTTACGAATCACCAATCCTACGACTATCTGTAAATCAGCCAGCAACTGGCGAGATTGAGACAGCACTATATGGCTACATGGCCGTTGGTGTATTGGTCGCTGGTGGCGTTCGCCGCTTTAACCTAACGTAATAAGTTAGTCAATTTAGTAATCCTCTGGGGTTTAGTAGCCCTAGCCCCAGGGGAGCTTTTTTAGAAAGGACACTATGGCCGCTGCAATGGTAACAATGGCAGAGTTACGCAGTAATTTAGGTATTGGCACTTTATACAGTGACGCTACAGTGGAAGAGTGCTGCCAATCGGCAGAAGATTTAATACAAGGTTATTTATGGCATAACGATGCCCCAGTAGTGGCTTCATCTATTAGCAGTAACGTAGCAACTTTAGTGTTATCAAATCCTGGCATATTTACTACAGGTCAATCAATAACAGTGTCTAATTGTGGTGCAACATATAACGGCACATACACATTAACAGGATCATTCCCAGGTACTACAGTGCCCGCTTCAATCGGCACAATGTTTTGGAGTACATACGCATTAAGTTCATACCCTAACGGCTACAGCTTTATACAATACGCAAAGACAGCTGCGGATGACAACTTTCACTTTGTTAAACCATACGGCCGAGCCCTTGGCCCAGAGCATAAAGCACAGGCTTACACTGCGACCCCTGCCATAAGAGAGGCTGCGATGATCGTAGCTGTAGACATCTGGCAAGCACGTCAAGTCAGCCAGACTGGTGGGGTAGGTATGGATGGGATCTCTGCAAGCCCATATCGGATGGGTTATCAGCTAATCAACAGAGTGCGTGGTCTCATCCAGCCGTATTCAAGTCCTAATTCACTGGTCGGCTAATGGCTGCAATAAGCACCTTACGTGGCACGCTAGCAACCGCTTTAACAAACGCTGGAGTATGGTCTACTTTTAGTTTTCCACCTGCAACCTTACTTGCTAACAGCGTAGTCGTAACACCTAGCGATCCTTATATTGTGCCAAGCAATAACAGCCAGACAAGCATCGCACCTCTGGCTAATTTTAAGATTCTAATAACTACACCTGCATTTGACAATCAAGGAAACTTGCTAGGTATGGAAAATTTTATTGTGGCAGTAGTAACTAAACTAGCGGCATCGGCCCTGGTCTATAACATATCAAGTGTCTCCGCTCCAGCTATAACTAATGCAGCTAGTGGAGATTTATTAACATCAGAAATAACTGTATCAATCCTAACGAGCTGGAGTTAAAATGAGTACACACGAAGAAGACTTAGCCTTCTTGAAGAAGACAGGCCAATTAGCAAGCGCACCAAAACCAACTGCACAAACTAAGAAAGACGAGGAATAACAATGGCAATATATTTAAATAATAACGTAGGTGTTAAGTTGGCTACCAATGCGGCACCAACCACACCTTCAATCGACATTAGCTCATACGTAACTAATGCCGTAATTAACCAGATCGTAGATGAGTTAGAAGTAACAGCAATGGGCGATACTGCCCATAAGTTTGTTGCAGGTCTACAATCAGCAACATTCAGCGTAGACTTTATCAATGACTGGGCAGCATCTCAGGTTAATGAGACACTTAGCGCAGCATTTGGCAAGACCCTAGCAGTATCAGTAATCACTGTTAAAGGCACTGCCGTATCAGCTACAAACCCAACTTACCAATTCTCAATTTTGGTAAATAACCTGACCCCAATCGGTCAAGGTGGCGTGGCTGAAGTTGCAACATCAAGTCTGTCCTTTACAGTAAACTCCGCAGTAACAGTGTCCCCATCGGTGGCATTTTAACTAAGGAGTAACAATGGCAAAGCTAAAGATAACAAGGGCTAATGGTGAAGTATCAGAGCACAAGATCACACCAGGTGTCGAGTACGCTTTCGAGTTAAAGTACGGATCAGGAATTAGCAAGGTCTTGCGTGAGCATGAGCGTCAAACAGAGATATTCTGGCTGGCTTATGAATGCTTACGCAGGGCTGGCGCACAGATACCTTTATGGGGATCGGAGTTTATAGACACTCTAGATACTGTCGAGGTATTAGACGAAGAAAAAAAATAACTGAGCGGAATTCTATTGCTTACACTATTGCGCAACTAGCAGTAGAGACTGGAATACCGCCTAGAGAGTTTATTGATATGGATACAGAAATGTATTTAGCAATAATCCAGGTATTGACAGACAGAGCTAAGGAGATCAAAAATGCCAGTCGTGGTAAACGGCGTTAGTCAATTCCTTAAAGCTCTACGAGAAATTGAAGATGACACGTTTGATAATGTTAAAGCCAGGTTAAAGACACCAATGATTAGAGTAGCTGCTTTAACTAAAAACGAGTTCCCAGATAACGCAAACGTATTGAGTGGTTGGACAAAGACAGCTGAGCCAATGGAAGGCCAACGCAAACCATTTCCAGCATACGATCAAGGGCAAGCTAAAGCTGGCATTAAATATAAGCTAGGGCCTAATAAAAAGAATAGAAACGGCTACGCTGTTTACAATTATGTATCTAATGAAAATCGTGCAGGCATGGTGTTTGAATGGGCGGGTAGAAAAAACCCACAAGGCACAGCAGGTGGTGCATCATTAAATCCAAACGCTAGCGCAGAATTTATCAACGCATTACCAGAGTTATTTGATGCAACATTAGCTGGATCAGTAGGGCGCAGAGGTCGAAGAAACAAAGGCAGGGCCTTGTATAAAGTATGGGCTAAAGAGCAAGGGCCAATCTATGCAGATATACAAAAAGCGTTGAACGATGCTATAACCGCATATTACAAAAAAATGCCACTAGAAAAGCAGCAAGAAGTTATAGGATTTTATAGGGGCATGCGGAGTAGGGGAGTGTCATAGTGCCAACCATAGTAGCATCGGTACTTAGCACCTTTGACAACAAAGGATTAAAAAAGGGTAAAAAAGAAATATCAGTTTTTGAAAAACAAGTTAAAAGTTTTGGCAAAGTATTTGCTGGAGTGTTTAGCGCTACTGCAGTACTTAATTACAGCAAGAAGGCAGTATCTGCATTTATGGCAGATGAGAAGGCAGCCAAGTCTTTAGAGTTACAACTTAGAAATACTGGCTTTGCATTTAGCGCACCAAGCGTTGAGTATTACATAGCCAACCTTCAGAAGACTACTGGCGTATTAGACGATCAACTACGCCCAGCATTCCAACAATTATTAACAGTTACTGGATCTGTAACTAAGAGCCAAGACGCTTTAGCAACTGCTTTAAATATCAGCGCAGCTACAGGCAAGTCAGTAGAAGCAGTTAGCGCAGCTTTAACACGTGCATACTCTGGCAACACTGCAGGACTAAGCAGGCTAGGTGCAGGCATAAGTAAAGCCACTTTAAAGACTGGCGACATGGACAAGATCATGGCCGAACTTAATCAGAAGTTTAGCGGTCAAGCAGCAGCTAGATTAGATACTTATGCAGGCAAAATGGATCTACTCAAAGTGGGCGCAGCCAACGCATCAGAGGAAATTGGCAAAGGATTATTAGACGCATTAGCAGTATTAGGTAAAGATAAAAGCATAGCGAATGCCACCGATGCTATGGAAGGTTTTGCTAAATCTATTAGCGATGCACTTTATGGTATTGGTTTATTGATAAGCAAACTAGATGGCTTAGCATCTAAAGTAAGTTCTAGTGGTTTGGCAGATTTGTTATTACGTTTACAACCTGGTGGGAAGGGTGCTGAAGCATTATTTGGCGCACTATCATCCTTTGGTGGATCCAATAGAAATCAACCATCATCTAATTTTACTTATGATCTAGGATCTAGTGCAACTAAAGATATTGAGCGTGCCAATGCAATTATCAAAGGCAATAAAGCCCGTGCTACAGAATTAAAATTGTTAAAAGAAAAGAATGCTTTAGAAGCATTAAAGATGAAATACGATACCGAGCGCATAGGCTTGATGCTGGCGCTTAACCAGGCTACCGATGAAGAGACCCGCATACGTATTGCAGAAAAGTTAGCAATACTAGATGGCAACGCAGCTAAGGCGCAGTTATATTTAGCAGATACAGAATTAGCATTCCAGACAAATCAACTGGCTAAGTCTATGAACCAAGCAGCCAATGCCGCTTTATATTTTAGCGACTGGGCAACCTACCGAGCAGGTGAGCGTGGCGATGCAGCAACAATGAGTAACGTACCTAGCAGTGGTGGCGGATACGTACCAGCACCATCTATGACTATGGCTGCAGACTATCAAGCATACCGAGCAGGTGAGCGTGGCGATGTAGTTGTAAACGTGGCTGGATCAGTATTAACCGAGCAAAGTTTAACCGACACAATTACAGACACTATATTAAGAATTAACAAAATGGGCCGTGGTACTACACCTGCAGGCGGTCTATCTGGCGGCACCTAATGGCCGTACCAACAATCAATGCAATAATTAACTTTAGCACTGGGCCTAGCACTGCACAGGCCATGCAGTTAGATATTGGCATACTAGGCACAAACGTATTAGCTGATTCTGTAGCTGTAATTGTTGATGTATCTAACAGAGTTAATTATGTTCAAACTAGCACAGGCCGTAGCCCATTAACTGATACATTTCAGACTGGCCAACTTACATTACGCATAGTAGATCAGAATGGTGACTTTAATCCAACTAACCCTACTGGCCCTTATTACGGCTTACTTACACCTATGAAGAAGGTGCAAATAACTGCTAACTACTCTGGCACTACGTATCCAATTTTCTCAGGTTTTATTACATCCTATGTAAACACTCAACCTAAAGATGCAACAGAAGTTGCTTATACAACAATACAAGCTGTAGATGCCATGAGGCTTGCACAGAATGCACAAATATCTACAGTAACTGGTGCTATTGCTGGTGATTTATCAGGCACACGTATCAATGAGATACTAGATGAAATTGACTGGCCAGCCACAATGCGTCAGATAGATGCAGGCCAAACTACATTACAGGCAGATCCCGGCACACCACGTACTTCTTTAGGTGCTATGCAAACTGTTGCCGATTCAGAGTACGGATCTATATATGTTGATTTCGATGGATCGTTTGTATTTAAAGATCGTTTAACTGCCACTGCATCAATAGGTGGCACGCCTACACTCTTTGCCGATGACGGTACAGGGATCACTTATGCCAATGCTATGTGGAAACTAGACGATAACCTGATCTTTAATTCAGCCCAAATCAGCCGTACAGGTGGATCACCACAATCTGCTAGCAATCAAGCATCTATTGACAAATACTTTATTCATTCATATAACCTGCAGGATCTCCTAATGCAGACCGATGCGGTAGCCCTAGATTATGCCAGGGCTTATGTGGCATCTAGAGCTGAGACAACCATCCGATGTGATGCCATCGAGCTGGATTTATACACTGCTAATTATGATGCAGGCATTCTTGCTGCCTTAGACCTAGATTTCTTTGATCCAATCACAGTTATTACAACCCAACCAGGGGGATCTCAGCTAGAGAAAACCTTGCAGATTTTTGGCGTAGCAAACACGATTACACCTAATTCTTTTAGGACAGTGTTTACAACGCTAGAACCTGTCATAGATGGGTTTATACTAGGCAACGTAGATTACGGGGTCTTAGATCAGAACGTCTTATCTTATTAAGGAGATAGAATGCCAACTTTTCCAGGCAATACTGGTGATGTAGTTACTTCCGCTATGTGGAATGGACTACCAGCCTTTACAGTACAAACCGCTAAGACAGCAGATTACACAGCTGCTAGTGGTGATGAATACCAACAACTCATTCCAATGAATAAGGCAACTGCTATTGCATTTAAAATACCAACAGATGCTACATATAATTTTGCAGTAGGCACAGTCATTACAGTATTAAATATTGGTGTGGGTACTTGCACAATCAGCGCAGTTACATCTGGCACTACGACAATATTAAGTGCCGGGGCGGTGGCGGCATCACCAACCCTTGCACAATATAAATCTGCAGCTTGTATTAAAACAGCTGCTAATGCTTGGTATGTAGTTGGGGCTATTGCATAATGATTGGTAATATTATTGCAGGAGCTATGGATACCT